GAAGCCAGAGCCACCGCCACCACCTGATCCGCCACCGCCACCAGCGGCACCGCCGCCATTGGAAGTGCCAGCGCTACCAGATGCACCAATCGCACCGCCTGCGCCGCCAATACCGATAAGACCTCCATCTGCTGCACGGCTATTACCACCTACACCGCCACCAGCTCCACCGCCGCCGCCTGAGTATGATTGGCGATAACCCCCAGCAGTGCCGCCACCGCCACCTCCACCTGCTATGTAGGCACCGGAGTTGTTAGTGATAGCTACACCTGAGGATGATACGGATATTGCTGGCCCACCATTACCCCCAGCGGAAGTGCTACTGGACCCGTTGCCACCTCGACCTATTATTCTACCGCTATTGAAGATATTTAGGCCATTAGGAAAGCTGCCACTTATGGTTAGACCAGCTGTAGATGTGTTGTTAGACCAGAGGTAAACTCCACTATTAATCGTGACAAGTACAAGATCTGACCCATTCCAGCCTGCAGAAGTAAGGGTAGAATAAAGGTTTACTTCTTGTGTACTAGAGCTGAACGTATAAGAGAACTGAGCTACTGTGCCGTAGAAATTACTAAGAGAGATAGAACCGCTTGTAGGAACACCTGTATTGTTAGTCGTAGTGTAGGCACCACCACGATAATACTCAGACAGGCTTATGGGATTAGCACCCCCAAACTCAGCCTGTATCTGAGCTAAAGTAATTAATCCTGACGATTGTAAAGCCATTACGCAGATCCATAAGCTGTGATGTTGCCTTCAACTGTTAGGTTTCCACTGGAATCTAACTTCATTCGGTTAATGCCATTGTATGCAAACTTTAAATCTGTGCCGCTCTGTGTGACCGTCCATTCACCCAGATCCACAGTAGTAGCATTAAGAGTAGAAGCAGAGAAAGCCTGAGAGCCTGATCCTGCTAGTTCTGCTTTAGTGTCGATCTCTGTTTGTAAGCCGTCAATGTTGCTAATAACGTGGTTGTGACTATCATCTGCTACGGTAGCCGTGATGCTAACATTAGAGCCACCGTTAAAAGAAACAGAACCTGACACATCACCTGTAAGGCTAATAGTACGTGCTGTTTCTAATGTAGTAGCTGTATCAGCGTTGCCCGTAACATTACCAGTTAAGTCGCCAGTAACATTACCCCCAACATCACCAGTAACATCACCTACAAGCTGACCCTCAAAAACACTTGCTATAAAAGCGTGTGAACCAACTGTCCATTTATCAACGGACTCATCCCAAAGAAGAGTTTTATTCTGTCCAGTACCACGCTCAACTTCGATACCTGCGTTCTGTGTTGGCGTACCAGTCTCATTACTGTTAAGTGTAATAATATTATCAGCTAAGTTAATTGTCTCAGTATTAACTGTGGTAGTAGTTCCTGATACAGTCAGATCACCTGATACAACCACATCATTAAAGGTTACATCTGATGTAGTAGACAACGCTTGATTTGTATCTGATAGATCTGTTGCTGCAATAGTGATGTTAGCAGAGCCGTCAAAACTCTGTCCTGCAATAGTTCTAGCAGTCTCTAATGTTGTTGCTGTATCCGCATTACCTGTAACATCACCTGTAAGGTTCCCCGTAACATTGCCTGTAACAGCACCTGTAATATCTCCCGTGACGTTACCTGTGACATTGCCAGTAACATTACCCGTAAGGTTTCCAGTAACGTCACCAGTAATGCCGCCTGAAGATGTTACTGATGCTAGACTAGAAACACCGGATACGGATAAAAGACCCGCAACAGATGCGTTACCTGTTGTGGCATCTACTGTGAATTTACTAGTGTTAACAGAGAAGTTACCAGCGACCTCTGTAGCACCTGTAATGTTTACAGCAGCTGATGCGGTTAGATCACCTGTTACTGCTAAAGTACTAGCTAGAGACGTAGCACCAGTAACATCAAACGTACCACCTACTGTAGCATTATCTGATACAGTCAGAGCATCTGTGTCTACCGTACCATCAAACCAAGCATTCTTAAACTGTACAGAGGCTGTACCTAAGTCTAGGGTGTTAGTAGTCTTAGGCGTGACCGCTGTACCTGAAACAACAAGGTCTTGTGCGGGGCCTACCTTAGTGATAGGCGCACCTTCACCTGCAGTACCGTCATGAGCGTGACCAGTAGATGCGTTAAACCCTGCCTCAATGGCATTGTACTCAGCATCAAAGTCATCCGCATCAATAACGTTACCGTTAGCAATGTTGTTTCCTGACGTGTATAACCTGCCATGTTTTAGTCCTTACTGTCTATCGTTCTGTCTAAACTCTAGCAGGGCTGTGTCTAGAGTGAATGTAGGGTTTGTAGAGTTGTCTTCGATACGAATGGCTATAGTCTTACCTGAGCCAATAATATTTGTGTTGTAGATCTTGTCTAACTCACCGCCATATGTAGCAGTGTTGAACACAGCACTAGAGTCACCAAACAAGAACACAGCAGTACCTGTACTTTCTATGTTCTGTGTAGCTGGTTGTATAACGCCTGTGTTTGTAGTCGAGCCAAAGTCATATTTAACATTAAGATCCAGAGACATACTGCCAGTAGGTTCTGCATATAGTGTCATCTTGTAGAAAGACTTACGCATCTGAGGATCAGACAGAGGCATGTAGGGTGACTCGTATATAGCCTCAATAGGTAAAGCATCAAAGCTTGATCCTGTATTTAACTCATACACATAGCCATCTGTGTTAGCAAAGGCAACAGTCTCAGCTGTACCGGAGTATCTACTGTCTGCTACATAAGCTTTAATACCTTTAGTTTCAGACCAGCTAATACCAGATGCACCCTGTGATATAAACTTAGTAGCGATTAAGCCTTTAGCTGCTTCATGTTGTTCAGACTCAATATAAGCGAAGATACGATACTGAGCTTTCTCTCGCATAAGTACAGAACAGAAGTTAGGTGTACTGCCAAGGAACTTGGTAGCATCCTTAGCGATAGGATCAGATGCAATATCCAAACCAAAGTCACCAATACGATCAGTAGCACTAAGAAGACGGATACCATCAGGAGCAAGGTACATAATGTCACCACCAACTTCCTGAATAGTGTCACCATTAACACAGCCAATACGGTCTGTAATAGGTGATACCTGAAAGTCTGCTGCAGTGTTACCTGTTATGCGTTTAATGCTGTCAGTAGTAAAGACAATAAGCTGGTCACGGAAGACAGCTAGACCTGTTATCTCGTTAGCTACGTTGATAGATCCAGCGCCATTAGCAGAACTAAAGTCATCTACAGTAAAGGGTGCAGTAAAGTATAAGTTGTTACCCTTAGAGTAGAATGCTGTATCCTTAAACACTGTTACATTCTCTGCACCTAGTACGTCTGTGCTACCTGTAATAGCTGTGAGAGTATTGCCTGATGTGTTGTACGTAGCAGGGTAATTACTACCGTCTACAAAGAGTGCCTTATCGTTACCATCTAGGTTATATAGAACATGCTTAGCCTTGCCACCAAGCAAAGGTCTAGCACCCATGGATGTCCACGTAGTACCTGTACCGTAGTAGTACTCTGTTACGTTAGAACCGTTCTGTCTAGCTACAACAATACGCCCAGAGCTTATTACTTTGAGTGCAAGTATAGGGCCAGATCCAGATACAGCTGTAGTGCTGAACTTAGCAAAGCCTTTGATCTTAGAGTAGCCACCCTCTTTGCTAGACTCAAAGTTCTGCAAGGTAGTAGCAGAGCCCACAGCATTAGTACCCTGTTGTAGAGGGCTAAGGTTAGAGATAAGACCACCTCTAAACTCAATAGGGAATGTCTGCCACTGTGTAGCCATTAGTAATATACTCTCGTGTCTCGCAGGTATTCAGTGCGATTAATATGTAAGCTACGTAATTGTTTAATGCCTTGCTCAAACTTTTGTAGTGATAATTGTGCTGACTGTGTGTCACCACGGAACTGGTATACGTAGTACATAGCACCATCTATAATTGTATAACGGTACTGCTCAGGTAGATTGGGGATATCTGTACTGTTTTCTAGTTCAAACCCTGTACGGAAGTACTCATACACTACTTCATACTGCTTGTCCGGCGGAGGAGAAAAGATAAGTTCTCTACTAGGTGTACGTACAACGTAAGTAGGTATTCCTCTAGTGCTTGCTTCAGAGTTATACTCATAATCAGCGAACTTGTCAAGCCACTCTTCATAAGATAAAGGCTTTAACTTGACTGTTTCTACATTAAGATCAGCATTTCGCTTAATACGAAAGGTATTCATGTTGATAGTCTTGCTGTCGTAAGGCATACTATAGCGTACTTCACCAACAGCTAAGACTTCTGTTTCTTCTACATGGTTCCACGGCCACTCAAACTCTTCCTGATTGATGTGGCGAATAGCGGAGTTAACAGCATCCTTAGCAAAGCTATAGTATCCTGTAGCAGTAGCAAAGTTAGCGCTAGTTAGTTCTACTTCGTTAAGTCTGCGATTAATATCGTTAACTAAAGAAATGTAATCATATGCCATATGTTATTTCTCCTTAATTCGTAGGAAGATAGAACGCTCAAACTGTAAGCCTTCATTTGTAGTAATGCGACATACGATTGTGTAACGTACATTATTTGTACCTAGACTAAAACGAGCTGTAGCTACCTGTCCAGAAATTGTACCGTTAACAAACTGTAAACCGTTAACTACTTCTGCATCAGAAAGTTGCTCTTTAACGCCTGCTGCGTCATACGCATACCATGTAACAGCTGAAACTGTATCATCGCCTAAGAAACGTGACCAGTCTACGCTGTAATCTAAGATTTCATCTGGGTCTTTATCGGGCCACTTGTAAGACATCTGTAGTCCTTATTCTGCTATGTAGACAGTATAGTTTTGAATATCTGTGTCTATATAAACTGTATTGTTTACTGGTGAAATGTGAACTGTTCTATTATCATCAAAACCTAAGATATATAGAACACGGGATCTGTTATAAGTATCTGCAAACTGAGCGTAATCAAACGTTTCTGCAGTAGGAACTTCTGTGTTTACTCTTGTTTCTCCTACAACAGGAGACAGTAAAGCTGTAGCCTGTGCATCTTCGTCAGAGAAGTCAGTAATGTAAATCGTAAGAAATGCGGATGTGGGACTAAGTGTTACATTAGACGCAGCATCTATTTTGTCTGGATCATTTAAAGAAGCAGAAGCTATTACGTTAGGAGTAGTTATATTCGCACGAGCGTTAAAGTCAAGACCTGATGCAGTAAAATTAGCTAATACTGCGCTAGGAGTAACACTAGACTCTCCAATAACTTGCGCTATACCATTAATGTCAAAATTAGAGAGTACAGATGTTACATTTGTACTGGCTTGTGCGTCTACATCATCAAACGAACTAGCTAAACCTGACGCTGTTGCTGCAGGTGGTGTGATGTTTGCTATAGCTTGATATGCAAGTGTACCAGGATTTGTAGAAACTAGTGTTGTGGATAAGAAACCCAACGCCTCTGCTGATGTGGTAGCTTGACTTAGCGGAGTTTCTGAAAGTGTTGTAAAGCCTAGCATAACCTACCTATAATATTTGCGCTTCCATAGCTTTGTTGTGTAAAGAGACTTTAACTCTGTAAAAAAAGATACTTCAGAGGCTATTTTTTCTTTGACATTATAGCTGTCTACTTTGCTTGTCCAGCTATCTCTTTTAAAAGGTATAACCTGCACTAAAGGCTCTCCTTTTTTTACAAGAACTTCATTAGAAGTTACAAGGATAGGAAAATTAATATTGAGTGTATGGCTATCTGTATCGACTATACCGGGTAAAATAGTAAGCCCTGTAGTTTGATAAAAAGGAGACATAAGTATACAAGAGTAGTTTGATGGGGTCTTAATAAACCAAGGATTGTTTAGTTTTACTAATTTCTCCCCGTCAGAAAAGTCTTCTAAGGGAGTGTCTTTGACCTGTATCGTCCTATGCTCTGATATACCTATATTGTAGTGACTGTTATAGTCCTGCGGCGTGGCGGTTTGGCAATTAATAAAACCTTTACTGTCCTTTTTAAAAGTAATATCACACCAAGCAGGGATTATATAACCACTTGTAATGAGGTCTCTCACAGGTAGGCATTGCTTTATAGTAGGAATTGTATCAGTTTCATGTACAGGACACTTATGCTCACTACTCATACTCTTATACCAAGATGGTACAAACTTTGATGCAGGTTTAGGGTGCGGTATACTATTCAATATATCTGGATGGGTAGAGAATTTTATTTTAGACATACGGATATTCAGGCCAATCTATATCTTCACGGTTAAGAGATACATCTAAGTTATTCATAAAGCTTCTAAAGTCAATTACACTTTGCATGTCTGCTGGTAAAAGACCTTCATCTATATCGCTGTCAAGTTTAGCCAGCCACGCATCTCGTTCTGCTGCAGTATAGTCTATTGCCATCTCTAAACATAGTCCTTTTTGTATGCAGCACGTAAAAAAAGTATATAATCTATATACTGATCTACTTTTGCTTTCCAGTCTGTGTCTACACTAGGGTGTATAACACCTGACTTAGCTGATGCAAATGTTTGGTCTACCCATTTTAAAGGGTCAGAAGAGGTGTATAAAATATTATTTATGTGTGAAAAACTAGCTAAATGCTTATTTTGAAGCAAATCAAAATGACCAAGCTCTTTACCCAATATACAACTAGTTAAAGCACTCTCACTTATCATGGTAGAATATACATAACTAGAGGTACTTATTAAAGAATATAAATCTGAATCTTCATGAGCAAAGTTAATACCGCCAAGATACTCACTTAGTTCATTATAAACCTTGTCGTAGGAAACAGGGTGCTTTTTAAATAAAACATTATCACGCCCGTGCTTCTCAAGTATTTTCTCTAGTCTACCTACACAGCAATGCTTCTTTAATTTATTGCCACCAGGTAATACAACCAAAGCCTCTCTAGGATCTTCTTCTACTACATTAGTATAAACGTATTTAGAAAGCGCACCTTGTTCTCTTATAAAGCTAACATAATCTTTTTTTAAACCGTCCCCATAAGCATCGCTCATTTGTCTGACGCTCTGTTCATAGTTTAAGGGGTGCATTATCAATAAACCTGCATACGTAGTATAATTAATAGTTTTAAATACTATGTTCTCTGCAGCAGTAACATCAAATGTTAATTCTAAATCCGTTTTTTGAAACTGCTTAATAGCATATTCTTCTACCTCCATAAGAAGTTTATGCTTCTCTGACCACGTTATAGGATCTTTATCATGCGATAAGTGATCCGCTATGGTGCGATTTGATTCGCTATCCAATGCCTTTTTAATTTCCTCGCAAGGGGTGCTTTGCTTTGATAAGTTAAGCATAAAAGTTAGTAATCCTATTAGTTGTTCTTGACGTGCTAAACGTAGTAGTGGTAGATTGAGAGGTGCTAAACGTAGTGGTAGTGCTTAAACTTGTGTTAAACGTAGTGGTAGTGCTTAAACTTGTGTTAAACGTAGTAGTGGTAGATTGAGAGGTGCTAAAAGTAGTAGTGGTAGCTATAGATGTGTTAAACGTAGTAGTGGTAGACGCCGAAGTACTAAACGTAGTAGTGGTAGCTCTAGAGGTATTGAAGTTAGTAGTAGTACTTCTAGAGGTATTGAAGCTAGTAGTAAAAGAGGTATTAAAGTAACCAGCCCTGTACAAATTATAATACTGATAATAAATACCGCCACAACAGCTGCCATTAAGATATAAATTACCTCTATAGTAAGTATGAGCGCCAACGGCAACTGCAGTCACGTTAGGACTGTTACTAGCAAGTACAAGGTCTGGTACCTCAGGCGGCCAATCGAGGTATGTACCAATAATATTCCCCGTATATCTAATCCATCTGTGGGACGCTGTACTATTAGGATTGGGACTACCTTGGTTACCATAAGTACTTCGAGATGTACTTCTGCTAGTGCCAAACGTAGTGGTGGTAGCTCTAGAAGTATTAAACGTAGTGGTAGTACTTAAACTTGTATTAAACGTAGTAGTGGTAGACGCCGAAGTACTAAACGTAGTAGTGGTAGATATAGAAGTATTAAACGTAGTAGTAGTAGACGCCGAAGTACTAAACGTAGTAGTAGTAGACGCCGAAGTACTAAACGTAGTAGTAGTAGCTCTAGATGTGTTAAACGTAGTAGTAGTGCTTAAACTTGTATTAAACGTAGTAGTGTAATCCGTAGAAAACTCTTTTATCCCGTTAATAAACCAAGACATTACGCAAAGTCTCCAATGTAGTTAACTAGAATGTTAGAGCTGTCTACTACATAATAAGATAATACGCTAAGCTCATTAGCGCCCGTGCTTTGTACAATAGAAGCACCGTTTACAGGTGTCTTACATTCTGCAGGTAAGGTAAAGCTATGACCACCTGTAGCATCTTGTTTAAGAATCAGGTTGCCATACCTACCTGCATCTTTATTACTGAAAGAAAAAGTAGCACTTGCCGTCATAGTAATGTAGAAATTGTTAGCATTTGCTAGGTTAATATCAAGAGAACTACCAGACGCAGTTAAGCTCTCTTGGTCATGGCGTAACCCACCTGTCATAGTATCGCCAGCGACATTTACAAAGCGTGAGTCAGCTTCTGTCTCTGTATAGTAGCGACCATCGAGGTCAGCAGATGTAATACCCGTAAGGTGGCCGTAGGTGTCTAGCGTGATATCCTGAATAACAGTGCCATTAGAGTTATTTACACTAGCTTGGCTAGATGTGTCAGCATGTGATACAGTTACACTAGAGGCTCCACTCTGGTTAGCTGTACCTAGCTGTCCACCACCAGACAAACCAGAGCCTGCAGTAACAGTCATAGCACCATCACCAACTGTAACTGTACCTGTGCCTACAGAAGTGACGTGACCGTATGTGTCAAACCCAATGTCTTGGATGAAAGTATTACCTGATCCATTAACGTCTGTAACAGTACTTGTATCAGCGTGACTTATAGTGCGGTTAGCCGTTAAGTCTCCACCACCAGTAAGACCACTGCCTGCTGTAAGAGTGCGACTTGTAGGCGTCTTGCCATCAAGTGCAGTCTGTAGTCCATCTACGTTAGAGATAACGTGGTTATGTGAATCATCCTGTACAACAGCTGTAATAGTAGCATTAGCAGAACCGTCAAACGAGGCACTGCCTGTTACATCACCAGAAATCTGAATGGTACGTGGTGTAGCTAGTTTTGTGGCTGTAGCAGCATTGCCTGTAGTGTCTTGATTACCTGTAGTGTTAACACCGGGAAGGTCAATGTTAGCTGTACCATTAAAGGATACACCACCTATATTACGTGCAGTAGCAAGTGCTGTAGCAGAAGTAGCTGTACCTGTTACGTTACCCGTAACACTACCCGTAAGATTGCCTTCAAAAGAACCTGCTTTTAGTGCGGCATAAGAAACACTAGAGTCTGATAAATCTATAGCTCCTGCTGGAACAGGATCATACTCAGATAGTAAGACCCACTTACCCTCAGAGGCATCGTAATAGAAACCTGTATGAGTATAACCTACACCAGAAGTACCTGTGTTGTAGTTAGTAAAGAAACCAGAGTCTACATTGATAGGGCTTGCTGTACCATTCCACTGATCGTTAAGGGTGTGACCTGTTGTAGAACTAAAGGTTACAGAGATGTTATCTGCGCTATGAATAAGTTGTTCACTACCAGTAATATCTACACCAGTAGCTGCACTTGTAACGAAGTTATCTGTTGACCAAGCAAATGTATCCACACCGCCTGTACCAGTACCTACGCCATCAATCTTAACATAGTATGTTGTAGGAGTAGTTCCTGTAAAGTGACCTGCAAAGAAGGCATCGTCAAGACCTGTACCTGTAAAGGTAGTACCTGCTTCACCAATAGCATCACCTTCGTTAGCACGGTAGAAAGGCGCACCTGCTGTAACGTCAGAGGTAGACACAGAAGTAGTAGATCCAAGAACAGTCAAGTTACCGTCAACCTGAAGGTCTGCACCTACGTGTGCCGATGTACGTACACGGAAACTATTTACTGAGTGGTTTTGTTGATTAACAAGAACTGTACCGTCTGTAGCGTCTGAGTTAACGACCCACCCAAGGCACATAGGGAAGTTAGGATATAGAGGAGATGCGTTTTGTACCGCACCAGGAGTAAGACCTACAAAGAAGTTTGTACCATCGTTAAGTCCTGATGTATCAAAACCGTCAAGCTGACCTGCAATGATACAGTAGCCATAACTGTTGTTAGGGATGTCGGATGCAGCAAGACCTTGTGCGTTATAGGCGTTAACATCTGTAGCATCCGCTAATCCAACAGTAGGTACATCAATACTACCTGCAGTATAGTTACCGCTGAAGTAAAGAGGTTTACCTTTTAGGATGGTAGAACCTGTATCGTTATACACACGCTGGTGTTCTTCAATACCTATCTCATGTACAACATGAGTGTCATCACTGTAGAAGTTTAGCGTCTTGTGTAAGCTATCATAAAACACTCTACCTTCTTTGTGAGCAGGGTGAGCTGATAGAACCTCAAGATCAATATAGCCACCGATGTCAGCATTACCAGTAGTCTCTAGCGTAGTAAATTTGCCTGTAGCTGCTGCAGTTGCACCGATAATAGTACCATCAA